GGCCTTCTGGCCAGATATCCTTGCGTATGGATTTTTTAATTTTTAATTCTTCCAACGCCTCCACAAAATTCAATTCAACATTATCGCCATCAACTACTTTCCATTTATTTGAAATAAGAATCTCGGCATTCACATAATATGCGCTATATTCACCGCGAAATGTGACTGCCTTATCATTGATAATTTTCACATGCATCAATGGTTCCCATTCTTTGCAACGAATCTTTTTACCACTTAATAATTCTTTATGTGCTTTATCGAAGTTCATGTTAGTCCCTAGAATGGAATGGAATCATTGAGAAAATCATCTTTAGCATCTGGCAATGGTTTCATGAGTGAACCTGATGGAGTATTAATATAATCAACCACAATGTTTTTAGCTTTATACATTCCACCTTTCCCATTTGGTTTTTCACCTTCAATATCAAGCACAACTTTACCGCCATTTTTATTCATAAATAAATGTTCTGGAATATTTCCAGATTTATATTCTTCTTGCATACCATTTACATCACAGAAATGTTTTAATAATTTAATGAGAGCCATATTGGTAAAGATTAAATGTTCTTTACCTTCATCATCCCAAACAATCATTTGTATCGCTGTATATTCATTGCCAGCTTGAGATATTTTATCTTCGCTCTTTACGACTTGATAAGAATAAATACCTTGTGGAACTAACAATGCAACTTGTAACTCTTCATCACTTAATGGTTTAAAATTCATGCTACTTCTCCTTGTACTTTTGCTTTATTTTCCATGTGTGTAATTAACTTTAAAATGACTGATTCATTTAATTCATCTAATGTCTCAGCATTCGCTTTGTCTAACCATTTCTGCACAACTTCTTCTGGTTCTTTATAAAGATCGATCAATACCTTTAATCTTCCCACTTGTTCACGTGTAGCAAGTTGTTCCGCCACTGCATCGCGTTCTAATACTTCGCGACCATAACGAGCTGCTATCTCATCATAAGAGAATGGGAATGTGTCAGTATCAGGAAATGTCTCGATGCGAGATTTCTTGATAAGACCAACTCTATCTTTGCCGCGTTTTTGAATTTCAAAGACTAAGTCAAAAAGATAATCTAACTTCTTATAACAATCGAATGTTTGCCCAATAACCGTCATATCACCGCGATACTCATTTTTAGCGTGGGCGGTAATAATAACATTCATGTCCAATCGAACAAGCAAATTAAGCAAATGTTTAATTTTTTTATTCGCCTCCGCATAATGACCGCCAAAAGCTGTCCCCTCAGGATCATTTTTATTCATCCTTTTTTGAGCTGACTTATCCAAAAGATCCGCATAAAGTGTGGTCAATGGATCAATGATGAGGGTTTTGTATTCATGTTTCTCAGTCAATAATGCTTTGACTTCCTTCATTAACTCATCAAAATCTGTTGTTTGAAATACCACCCCGCCATTCTTAGTAAGTGTTTTTACATATTGATCGTTCTCGCTTCCGCGCTCTGTATCAATTAGATATGGTTTAGGAAAGTTAATAGCTGCGGTTGTTTTACCCACACCGCTATGACCGTAAAATAATGCCTTCAATCTTTTTTGAATTGTATTTGGTTTAACTGCACGTAATGCCATAACTCACCTCAATTTGTTAAAATAATTAATATGTAATAAATCATCATAAAAAGTATCAGCATCCTTGCTGCGTTTATCATTATTTATAATCCATCCCTATAACAATCATGATGACAATACCAATCACCGCAATTCGTATATAAAATCTCAGATTGCTCGAGTACGTCTTCATGATCTTCTAATAATTTGTCATTTGTACCGAACTTCTCATTAAATCTAGTTATCATGTCGTTATATTCTTCAAATAATTCTGATAAGCTTCGATCACAGCCAACACAATGCAATTGTTTATTACTCATTTATAAGCCCTCATTTCTTCCATGACATCGCGATAGACTTCATAACACTCATCATCTATTAATTTTTGAATATGATTTTTATGTTCAGAAAATAATGTTTGTGTTTTAAGATGAGATTCACATGCGTACTCGTACCATTCGGCAGATTCGAAATGTGAAATTAATAATCTTTTATCAGAAAGCGGTAATTGATCGACATCAAGATCAAAGTTATTGCTCTTGTATGCCCCATGTTCGCGTATGAGATTGTGTATCAACTGCATGAGAGAAAATCCCTTTTTTGTCACTATGCCTACCGTGGCGTCTTGCTTAATAATATTAACGTATGGTATTTTTGTGCTAATCATAACTCTGCTCCAAAGTATTGTTACTGATAGTTCCTGGCGGGATTGTCGAGATCCTGCCTAGAACGCCTTAATTCATAAAAGCATTATAGCATACTATAATTATAAATCAATTGATTTATTGTATTTGTTGATGACTTTATCGATAGCCTCTCTAGCTAGTTGGCTCATGCTTATTTCGTGATCATACGAAACCTTTCTTAATGCCTTCCACTGATCGTATTCGACAGGAACCACAATAGTCTTATCATAAACCGGTTTATTTTTTGTCATTCTTTACTCCTTGTTTATTTCTGTACTTCAATAAGTTAGTTATAGTATGCTACATATATATACCAATATAATCAAGGATTGATTTATGAATAATGATAATTTTGAATTATCTGCTAGATGGAAATTATATGAAGAGCAAAAAGCTAAGATCGCTCAGGAGAACTTAAACCCTGAAGAGTATACTAGGAGGATAGTTGAGTTATGTAAGAAGTTAGAGTTGTGAAACAGGGGAGCTGAAGACTCCCCTTTATTAATCCATTAACTAAGCGAGTTAATTTTATATGAAGATTCCACCTTTTGGCAAGCCGCTTCAAGTTTTACTTCAATCAGGTCAAATACCTAACAATAGTGTTTATTTATATATTGGCAATTTAGCATGGGATAAGGGTAGATCTTCCTCTATCTCTCGTTCAACTCGCACTCTAATATTACCCTTTGGTCACAATCCCTTGGAATATGACTGGCCAGTGAATGGCTGTGATATTCTTATGATAGAAACCAGTCAAATCGATACGGAATTTATCGAAAGCTTTGCAGATTTATTACTTATAGAAGGCGCAACAAAAGTTACGCTTATTTCTATTAATTTATTATCAACAATTTATAAAAAGGATTTTTAATTATGTCAGGCAATCGTCGTCCAGATAAAATATTCACAAAAGAAGATTCTCAAAAACTTTTACAAAAAATTGATCCTATAAAAAGAAAGCCATTAATTTATAAATCTGGAAAAGATATACAAAAACGACCTATCAAGTGGCTTTTTGAGGATATGATTCCGATTGGAGAAGTAACTGTATTTGCTGGTGAGCCTGGAGTTAGTAAGTCTACATTATTAATGAAAATTGGCGCATTAGTAACGATTGGCGGGATATTTAAAGCAGGAATATTTAATTTTAAAATTCCTCAAGGGAAAGTTGTTATTTTATCTATGGAAGATGCATCTGATAGTGTTGTAGTCCCTAGATTTGAAGCATCTGGCGGTGATTTAGATAATTTAAGAATCATTGAGGGAGAAATAGAAAAAGATCATTTTGGTATTGAATATGAAGATGTGATTCGGTTTGATCGTGATTTAGGAAGGCTTGCTTTAACATTAGAAGAAATAAAAGATGTGAAATTAATTATCGTCGATCCAATTACATCTTACATTGGTGATATTGATGATAATAAAAATGTTGAAGTAAGAAAAATGTATTCAAAATTAATTGGTATCGCTAGAAAATATGGATGCGCAATTATTTTAAATACCCATTTAGCAAAAGGCGCTGTTGGAAAAGGTGGAAAGGCAGCTCATAAAGTTTTAGGAAGTATTGCTTATACTGCTGCTGCTCGTGCTGTTTATTTTGTTAATTTCGATGATGATTCAAAAACAAAAAGAAAAGTTGTTCCATCTAAAAATAATTATGGAAATGACAGAGATGGATTTGCATATACAGTTAACACAGTTCAAGACGGAGAAATCAAAACAACTTGCGTTGCATTATCCGATGAAAAGGTTAGGGAATCGGTTGATGATCTCTTTAGTGATGAAGATTCTAAGTTTGAAAAGTCAGAAATTCACAGAGCTAAAGAATTTTTACTCAGAATATTAAAAAATGGCAACGTTTTGCGCGATGAGATCATGAAAAAGGCAGCTCAAGAAGATGTTTCTGAATCCACTTTAAAAAGAGCAAAGAGCCAGCTCAAGATAAATCATGATAGTTCAACAATTAACAAATCTAAGACAATCTGGTTCTTATCTCCACAATCTCCCTCTGAAATATAATTTCTTCTCTCTATACCGTGAGCTATGATCTGGGTTTGGGTTTTATTACCTAAACCTATGATTATTAATAATAAAAACATAGTTCAAAAGGTAGATCAAACGTAGTTCATTTGGCAAAACCCAGTTCATGTTTACTTTTTGCACTGCAAGATCATTGTACAGTAGATGAGCTGGGTTTGAGCTGGGTATGAACTGTCTTTATTTATTATATATATCATATATATATATATATATAATATAACATAGTTCATAGTTCATCGTGGGTAATAGGGGTGTAATTAAAATTATTTAAGGGGAAGGAAATGAAATTTTTAGAAACAATTACAGCTTTTGGCGATAATATTTTAATTCCAATAGACAGAATCCAATATATTGCTATTAGATATGGCGTTAATGGTTGGGAAATACATATTGTTGGTGATGATGAAATGGATATTGTTGAATGTTTTCAAAAAGATGATGATAAATTAAACAAAAGATATGAGATGATTAAGAAAATAATAGAAGCTAAATAACTGTTCCACATAGAACCCAAGGATGCTCATGAAAAAGGATTTTCAGGAGAATGACTTCTCCAGACGCTCCAAGAAATACCGTACCCGATACCTGGATGAATTGGGTAAATTGTATGGTGAAGCTAAAAAAGCTCATATAGAGCCCCAGGTTGAATTTAAAAGTGACCCGTTACCTTTGTGTCAACCAAAGTAGAAGTACGCGTATAAGTTAAATTTGGAGGCAAGGATGGCTGATAAAGTACCGAGTGAGGATTACGAGCAAGCTTGTCTTGCTACATGGCTCACGAAGCAAGGAATTATATTCTTTGCAGTTCCAAATGGGGGTAAGCGTTCTTTGGCAGAAGGGGTGAAGTTTAAACGTACTGGCGTTCAGGCTGGAGTGCCAGATATTGTAATACCTATTCCAAGTGGTGGATTTCATGGACTTTTCATAGAGATGAAGCGTTCTAAGGGTGGAATTTTATCTAACAGCCAGATATACTGGTTATCGCTTTTGAGAGACAAAGGTTATTATGCAGAGGTTGCGCGGGGCTTTAATGAGGCTCGTGATATTATAACGCATTACCTTTCTCTTCATCCAAAAGCGGCGTAACACTTTCCTGTTACACTCCTCGTTTTATGCATTTTATTTTCCTCCCCGTTCAACCACGGGGCCTTTTTGCTTAGGATTTATGGATGATTGTGAGTCGTTGTCATAAGGATTATGTTTATGTTGAGTCAATTGAAGGGGATAGCTTTTATGTATGCGAGACATGCAATAAAGCGTGTGATACGATTTGTTCATTAGGATTTACGATGGATGAGTGTCACGATGACCCCAGAAGGGAAGCTCAAGCTTAAGCAGTTATTGGTAAACCATGAGTCATATAAACAATTTCCTTACGTTGACACTACTGGGCATCTCACTATTGGGATTGGGCGTAATCTTAATGATCGAGGCATCTCAACCTCGGAGGCTTTTTATCTTTTGGATGATGATATTATCTATTTCACTGGGAAGCTTAATCATTTTTTACCATTTTTTTCAAAACTAGATGAAAATCGTCAAATAGCCTTGGTTGATATGTGTTTCAATTTGGGTGTTCAAGGATTTCTTGGTTTTAGAAAAATGCTCTCAGCGCTTGAAAGAGGTGATTATCAAGAAGCAGCCGATCAAATACTCCAAAGTGAATGGTATAACCAAGTAGGGCAGCGAGCATCAACAATTTCAAATATTCTGCGTTCTGGGGAGATTTGATTTTCTTACGATATTCAGCCCATATTTCTTCTGTTGTTGTGTTTTTATACATCATATTTGTCCAATAATTTAAACTAATGAGAAACATTTAATCGAATAAAAGAATGAAACAATATAAACCACAAAAAATAAATCCTAACCACATTGCAACTACTAACATGATTGCGTTTGCCTAATTAATAAACTATTATCTAGATACTGTACATTAATAACCATGGATGGTCAATCATCCGAGGTTATATGATTAAATTTGAGAATAAAGAAAATGGAAGGTATTATTATTTAAGCATTGAGAGAGATTTATTCGATGATTACATTCTTTGTGTGCTCCGTGGTGGGCGGCATCATAGGCGCATCGTTCGCCAATTTGTTCATGTTGATAATCAAGCGATTCAAAAAGAAATCCAAAGATTGTCCCGGCTTCGATTACAACGAGGGTATACATTAGTGAATTAGTGGTACATAATATGGACAAAACAAGCAAAGGAATTGCTATATGGCCGACATCGGAAGACCCTCAAAATTTACCCCTGAAAGACGAAAAGCTATTCTTTGCGCAATAGCTAAAGCTATTCCTTATCAATTAGCAGCTGAAGCCAACGGAATCCGTGAAGAAACTCTTTACGCTTGGATCAATCGCGGATGGCAAGAAGAAGCTGATGAAATTGATGGAGAATATTATGAGTTTTCTAAGTCCATAAAGAAGATTGAGATGGATAGAATCACTCATCACAAAGATAAAATTGCCTCAAATTGTGATCGTTGGCAAGCTGATGCATGGATATTAGAACGTCGCTGGTATAAGCATTATGGCAGCAATGTTCATTTGAATGAAATGGAAGATAGGCTTAAGAAAGTAGAGGAAAAAGCCAACAAGAAGGATGCTGAAAGTGCTTAACAAAGATCCCAAGAAAGAAGATAAGAAGCCTGCAAAGAAGAAACGTATTTTCAATCCTGATGTATTGCCAATTAAAGCTAAGGTTTATTCAACGTCTATTCATCGAACATTGCGCGGTACTCGTAAATCATAAGGAATATGATCATGGCTAAAGAAGCATTTGATATGCATACCTGTTCACTTGAAATGAAAGGTGGACTCGCACCTAATATCGATTATCCTGCTAAGTATCATCACGCACCTAAATCACTACTGCCAAAGCGATATAACCATGCTGAAGATATGGCAATACATGGCAATCCTGAGGCAATGAAGATTACGATGGGCAAATAATGGATGAGCTTATCGAGCCTTCAATCACGACTTGAAAAGATAGAAATGTCTTTCAATGCTAGAACGCAACAACATATTACTTTCGAAAATGATAGGACAATTATTCATGGAAATGAAGCGGACAAGATGTATATCCCTTCTCCAACTGGCAAACTGTTTGCTACTAGTCGTGGTTTTGTGGACCTTGTTATCGGTCCATACGGTAGTGGAAAATCTACTATGTGCGCTCAGAGAATCGTCCAATCCACTTGTAATATGCCCTACTGGCACAATGGACGACGCAGAGCTCGATGGGCAATCGTTCGAAATACATCCGGGGAATTACATTCCACCACTCTCCAAACATGGCTAACATGGTTTGGGGATCTAGGCGATATCAGAAAGCGTCAGAAACCTCTTTTAACATATGAACACATATTCAATGATGGTAATGGTATAGTTGAGTTAGATCTCATTTTTATTGCACTTGATAGACCAGATGATGTACGCAAGATCAAATCTCTGGAGCTGACAGGAGTATATCTCAATGAACTTTCTGAACTCCCTCAAAATGTACTTAGCCACTTCAAGGGACGTGTTAATGGTCGCTATCCTTCTCGTTCTTTTTGCCCTGATCCTTATTGGTCTGGCATTATTGCAGACACTAACCCCCCTGATGAGGACCATTGGATCTTCAAAGATTTTGAAGTCAATGTTACCCCGAGTTATACCGTATTCCATCAGCCTTCAGGTCTCCTCGAAGACCAAAACGGATTCATTAAGGATAGTGATGGAAATTATTTACAGAATCATGAAGCTGATAATGCTTGCCATCTTAGTCGGGATTATTATCCTAAACTTGCCGAAAAGCAGTCAGAAGGATTTATTAAAGTATATTGCGGTGGTAAGTACGGTTTAGTCGAATCAGGTAAGCGCGTTTATCCTGAATTTAGTTATGACTTTCATTCAGTGCCTCATATTGATGCGATACAAGGTGAGCCATTGTATTTAGGATGGGATTTTGGATTGACACCCGCTTGCGTTGTGGTTCAATTATCTTCACGTGGGCAAGTTCGTGTGCTCAAGGAATATCAAGCTGAGGATATGGGTATCAAAACATTCGCTAAGAATGTGGTGATACCTCAGCTTGCGATTGATTTCCCATACAATAAAGTTGGAGGTAGCGAAGGTGATCCATCGGGTGCAAATGGCGATACGATTATGGAAGAATTATCTTGTATTGGTGAACTCAATTCTTTGGGAATTGCTACCAATGCTGCTAGTACTAATGATCCTGATGTTAGGATTAATAGCGTACGGTATTTTCTTAATTTAATGATGGATGGCAAACCTGCATTCATTATCTCAAGACAAGATTGTCCGATATTAGTGAAAGGATTTATGAGTGGATATCATTTCAAGCGCATGATGATTTCAGGTGATGAAAGATATCAGGATAAGCCGAATAAGAATAAATACTCGCATTGTCACGATAGTTTACAATATATCATGATGAAATTAGCTGGACAGAATAGAGAGCCCGAGAAACCAAAGGTAGATCCATTTGCGAATAATTTAGTGATGAGATGGACGAATTAGATGAATGATGAAAGAGTAAAAGAATTTCGTAATTTATTTAGTAACGTAATCGATAGGTTTAGTAAAAGCGATCAAGATAAATGCGATTATGAAGAATGTATGCAGTCTTTACGTTATCTTGTTGGTGTATTGCTTGTATTTCATGACACATTAATTAATCAGTATGAAGGATTAAAATATGAAACAAGATAACGACCCAAACAAACACGCATTTGATCCACAAATAAAGAAACAAGTATCATGGATTGATGAGCATCTTGAGGCTAAAGGAAAGATGTTTAATCAAGAACAGGAAATGTTTTATCGTGCGACGGATTACAGGGGCTCATAAAATGTTCTCGGGGCATCAGGTTTATAAAGTAAAAAATGTAGATTTAATTAGAGACTGTAATTTTTTTATTGATCGTTTAAATGGTAAAACTTTTACCCAAATAGCTAATGAAAATAATTTTAGTACTTCTCGCGTTAGAAGTAGGATTTATGCTATTGAAAGAAGAACTAGAAATCTTGCTTGTAGGTTTGATGATAAATATAGAGATATATTTTACTTTAGATTATATGAAGATAAAAATGATTCAGTGAGAAATGATTGTATTCGTATGGTAATTTGTATTGTTGAGGATTATAAACAATATATTTATGAGGCTTTGAAAACTAACACTCTCTATAAGCCTTTTAAAAAGGATTTGATACCTGTTAGGCATATATGTCCTACGTGTGGAAAGTGATTTAATTAATAATATTTAGGGGCTCATGATGGACGCGCACGATTACAATAAATGGATGGGCATGCCTAAGTTTAAGGCGTGGATTGTTGATCTCGATAGTCAACCTAAGATGATACAAATTCGATTTGGACATTTACAAAGTGAAAATGATTTTGTTAATGTTTGTTTTCAAATACCAGAAAATGTGGAAAATTTAGCAATACAATTACAAGATGCGATGAATACTTGTTTAAAATCATTTTATATCCCACAGAATAAAGGAATTGATTATGCCATTGAAGAAAGGAACGTCTCGAGCAACAATTGGTAATAATATAAAAGAAATGGAAGCAAGCGGTCATCCGCGCAAACAGGCAATTGCTGCAAGTTTGAATGAGGCTAGAATGTCAGGCGCTAAAATTCCAAAGAAAAAGAAAGGTAAAAAGAAATAATGTGCGAAGAGTGTTCCAAATGCGGTGAATTAGGAACGCCTTGGTATTTTTGCCCCTTACTTGAGGGGCATATTTGTTACGATTGTTATTATGATATATATTTGGAGGATAAATGAGCGGTTGTTATCCCAGTGAAACATTATCTTTGTGCGAACATGGAAAACCAATTAAATTTCCATGTTTACTTTGTGAACCTGCACATTCAGAAATTAATTTATTAGATATAGTTAATGATTTAAATTCTTTGCGAAATAGAATCGAAGCTCTTCATTGTAATAAGCTTTGGCAACTTGATGAGAATAGAAAGATATCGAGAAGAATTGAAAGATTAGAATCTGAAAATAAAATGAGACAAGATACAATTGCTTGTTTAGATTCTGTTTATAATGATGCATGTCGTAAAATTGAAAAGCGCCTCGAAGATATAGAAAAATGGTCAGCTCAAGTTGAATCTAATTGGGTATTTGCTAAAGTTAAGTTTATCGAAATCGATGATTTAAACCGTAAGTTTGCAGATTTTATGCAGAAGTCGTGTTTAAACTGCGAAAAACGACCATTTAAGTGCCCAGTTTGCGATGGTTGTGGAAATGACAAAGGCACTCGAGAATCTAATCCTAATTATGATTTTTGTATGAAATATGCCTCATGCAATACCTGTGAAGGCAAAGGCATCATATGGTCTTAATCAAACGTTTCCTTTGCTGGATAAACGGCCATTACATTCCTGGACCACCCTCAATTAACAAAGATGGGTGTTTTACTGTAACTTGTGTAAAATGTGGTAAAAGTGAATCTCTAAAACCTAAATATTGATAAGGATATCAATCATGCCAATTTTACGATTAACCACTAATACTCCTGGTTATAATCATCAGAATGCTAGATTAGTAACATTATATTCCTCCGATACAATTTCTACCTGCACTGCTGCTGGATATTTAAACAATTATTTAGTAATGCAAAGTATCGCGCTTTCGGCTACAGATTTTATTCATTTATCAGCCTCTAATGGCACTCAAATATATAAATGTGCATTTACTAATGGTACGCCTCAAAATGGCGGTTCTGTGCAATTGGTGGCTTTAAGCTAATTCCGACGACTATCCCTCGTCCCTTGTGGTTCGCCGTCGCCAAGGAATAATGACGGCACAATTTTATAATTAACCACGGAAGGTTAATACATGGAACGTGATCCTAATGACGTGAATCAGGATTTTGATCCTGAGAAACTGAATGAAATGGAAGAAAGGCGCATCAATCGCTTGAATGAAGCGGGAATTGATGAGCAAGCCGTATTAACTCAATCCAAGAAACATCTTAATATCTGGCAATCCTATTTTGGTGAGAATATCACTCGCGGCAAAGATGATATGAATTTCGTCTTGCGTGATCAATGGACTGCGGTTGAAAGGTCAGAGTTCACGCGTTTATTTAAGCCCGCGATGACGTTTAACAAACTTTACGATGCAACAAAAAAAATAGCTGGAGAACAGCGTAAAAACAAACCAGACTTAATAGTACGGTCCTTAACAGGGAAGGCCACGCAGGAACAGATAAACCTGAGAGCAGACCTAGTACGTACGATAAGCTATCAAAGTCAAAACGATCTCGTTTATCAAACTGCATTTAAGTCAGCCCTCATGATGGGTTTCGGCGCATTTCAAATTGTGCTAGATTATGAGTCACCAAAATCATTTAATCAAATTATTCGATATGAGCTCATATCTGATCCCACTCGTACGGCATTTGATCCGACAGCTCTCAAACCTCATAAGGGTGATGGCAACTATTGCGCTCGCTATTACGTTTTTACTAGAGATGAGTTTTTTGCTACCTATCCGTATGTCACAGATCCTGTTAGTTACATTGATCCGTATATGCTCTTGGATTTCCAATGGCAAACACGAGACACCATAACCGTATGTGATTATTTCGTGAAAGAATGGTTTCCATTAACCATTTACAAGTTATCGGATGGTCGAACGGTTAATGAAGTTGAGTGGGAAAAGATACAGGAAGATTATAAATTACAGTTATCCATTACTGAAGAGACACAAGAAGTTAAGAAGATGGTTAAAGCAATGCAACCTCGCATTGTGAATGAAAGACAGACTCAAGATTATCGTATTATGCATTATCGTTTGATACGTGATCAGATTATCGAGTTTAGTGAATGGCCAAGCAAACAATTACCGATTATCTTTGTCGATGGAGATAGCTATTTTATCGAAGGCAGACAATACACAAGGTCATTTATTCATGAAGCTCGTGATGCTCAAAAATGCGTTAATTATTTCGGAAGTGAGATTGCCGCAGAGGTTAAAAATAGACGCCGTGAGCAATGGCTTGGTACGCCGGACAATATTTCTGGATATGAACAAGATTGGCGCAATCCTGAGCTTCAAATGGGTATATTACGTGCGAAACCTGATCCTAAGACTGGTCAAATGCCAGTCAAACAACCACCCTGGGATCTTTCTCCTGCAATCATGCAGAATTTCCAACGAGCTACGCAAGATATTCGCGAAATCCTTGGATTCAGCGAAACTGAATCTTTGCAAGGCCGCGATATCTCTGGCAAAGCAAGACGTGAACGTAAATTAGAAGGATCGATGTCAGCCTATGTTTATTTTGACAATATGAGCCAAGCTGTTGAGCAAGGCGGCCGTGTTGTTAATGACTTGCTACCTCACATCATTGGCGAAGATGAACGCACCATGGTCATCAGTAAGCGTGATGGCAAAACAGATTCCGTTAATATTAATTCACGTGACAAAGAAGGCAATTTACAGAATGATCTAGGTCAAGGCGATTTCGATGTTGAGATTAATGCCGGTCCATCCTTTGCTGTACAGAAAGAAATAGCGCTTGAATACTTTCAAACCACCGTTTCAGCTAATCCCCAAGTATTCAATCTCATTGCAGATTTGTGGAGTGACAATCTAGACATTGAACAGCGCACACAAATAAAGGAAAGACTTGAAAATCTTGTACCTCCTGAAATTTTAGCTAAAGAAAAAGGTGAGGCGCCACCACCACCAAAGCCAGACCCTCAAATGATGCTTATGCAGGCAGAAATACAAGGGAAACAGGCTGAAATACAAAATAAAATGAAAGAAATTCAATTAAAATCTCAAAAATTAGAATTAGAGGCTCAAGAATTAGAATTGAAAAAAGCAGAAATGTTTTTAAAAGCACAAGAAACGCAAGATAAGGCTCAAGCCGATGTTTACCGTCACCAACTTGATGTCAAGAAAGCTGAAATCGTGCATGGCATGGATCATAAAAAAACCGATCTTGATTTTAGCCATAAGGTCTCATCTCTCTTAAGTGACATTTACAAACATGACTCAAAGCTTGATCATGAGAAACAATTGCATAGAGAAAAAAAGGCTACCGATTAGTAGCCTTTAAATATTCTATAGCAGAACCAAGATACTCAATAGAATCCTTAAATGATCCAAGGCCAACATTGCATTTGTGACACAAAAGTCCTCTTATAATATTAGTACTATGACAATGATCTATGGCTAGCATTTTAGGTTTATTAGAATTTCTTTTTCGCATAGTTTCAGGACATTTGCATATCTTACAAACATGATTTTGTTTTTCTAACATTTCATAATATTCTAAAGCAGTTATTTTAAATCGATTCAATATAGTATAAGCATGAATTTTGTCGTGTTTTTCATGTATAAATTCAGGTAATTTGTGTTTTATATGTTTTCTTGGCGTTGTTAAGTATTTCGTTTTATTTAATCTATTTCTTTCTATTTCATTTCTGCAAATTTTACATTTGTAATAATAATTATCATTATATGAAGATTTTTGTTTTCTTGTTTTCTCTATTGTTAATTCACCATGAACTTTACAAATATAAAATATTCCGTTTGTTAATTTTTTTATAGGACGCTCGTAACTTTTATATTTATACCAATTATATCTATGAATTTCACATAACTTGGAATATTTATTAGAAATACTTTTTTCACGATTACATCCATCAACTTTACAAATTTTCATAAATACCTCAGCTAGTATTGTCAGCAATAAATGATCAAACCAAGCCGTTGCTGAAACGGCCATTCGGGAGCTACCCTAGATTTGAGTGAAAAATTATAAAATATAAATTATTTTTTATAAACAAGAATATTAGTTTTAAACCACTCTTTCAATTCTATTTCTGAATAATACACTTTTCCTTTTCCCTGAATTTTTATGTATGGAGGAGGTTCATTTTTAAAACGTTGCTTTTGAAACCAGGATATTGAATATCCATAAATATGCGATGCTTCTTTATCGGTAAGGTATTTTTTACCATCAATTTCAATCATAGATCACTTCCTGTGATTACGTTTCAATTAAATTATTCCCATTCAATTCGTATCAAATCCTAGCACCAATACTTTGTTAGATCCAGCGTCAAGAGTAAAATTTACTCATCACGGACATGGAGTCCGTTGGGCATCCGAGAATGCCTTAAGTCTCGCGGGCAAAAGAATTGCCGAAGTGGAGTTTTATGGATAGCGCACAGGATATGTCGGGTAACGACACGGAAAGTTTGACTGGTGAAGTGTTAGAAGGTTTAGGTGTGCCCAAGGATGCGATGAATGATGAAAGTCATGAGTCAAAGGGCGATGAGAACACGGGTGAAACGCTTGCTGTTCAGAAACGAATTAAGCAATTAAAGCGTGCTCACGAGCGGGAAATGCGTGAGATGCAATCCAGGATGGATGCGATGCAATCACAATCTCAACCTAATTTTATGCAAGACCAGCAAATGAATCCCAATGAAGCCAGTAATGGCGGAGTTGATGATGCGATTCACAAGGCAGTTAGTTATGCGCTTCAACATCGGGATATGGAAGAGCGCAAAGCTAAGGATATGCAGTCTCAGCAACATATTGCTAAGCAGTATCAAGAGTTACAAAAACATCTTGATAGTACTTCAGATAAATATGATGACTTTGACGATGTTGTGCGTGGAGATGCCCCGTTCACTGCACACATGCGTGATGCCGCATTAATGTTACCCAAAAAAGGCCCAGGCAGTGCAGGCGAAGTCTTGTACAAGCTAGGCAAAGATCCTGAATCACTCGAGCGTATCTCAAAACTTCACCCTGTAGATCAAGCGTCTGAACTTGTTGCACTGAGTCATGCTTTGATTTCTGGTGGTGAGCAAAAAGGCTCTGCCAATCGTCCATTAGGACAAATCAAGTCTAACCCAGTCGTCAATTCAGCCGGTGTAAACGATAAGACACCTGTTTCTGATATTAGAGCCAGGATGAAACAAGGCACTTTTAAATAAGTTTCTTGATTCAAAACGGATGAATTATTCACGGATGGAGATGGCACGATGCCTAATCAATTTATTACTACGCAATTGGTTTCAAACACCGCATTAGCAATGTTTGCTAACAATAGCCCTTTTGTCATGACTGGCTCAAGGATTTATCAAGATGACTTCCAAAACTCTGGCTATAAGATCGGCGATACTTTGCAAGTTCGTAGACAGAACAACTTTATCGTTGGTGATGGTTCTACTGCTGTACCACAAGACATCATCGAGACGGTTGAAAACATTACTGTGGCACACCAATACCATGCATTGATCGCTTATACCGTTCAAGATTTAACCTTGCGTATTGAAGATTTCTCTCGCATGTTTATTCAACCTGCAATCCAAAACATTATCACCCAAATGGAGCGTGATATTTGTGCTGATGCCGAGCAAGAATTATATTTCTTCCAAGGTTCAGCTGGTTCGCCAATTAACTCATTCTCAACCGTCGATTTAGCTGGTGCTAAATTGTTGGAACAGGGTGTGAACATTGCGAGTGATGCCTACCTTGCTATGACGGTAAGAGACGGCTCGTCGTTGAAATCGGCATTGCTGAACAACTTCACTCCTGTTTTCAATGAAGAAATCGTACGACAATCAGCGATTGGTCACTTGTCATATTTTGACATCTTCCAATCTCAGAACATTGTTCGTCACCAAGCAGGTGCAGGCCCAACCTTACATCCTGGTGACACCTTAACTGTGAATGGTACGGTAGCTTCGGGTAATACAATTATATTAGCTGGTGCGACCGCTGGTGTAACAAATTATTTCTTACCTGGTGATTTAATCTCGATTGCTGGCGTTCATAGCGTCAATCCATTGAGTCGTCAATCAACTGGTCAGAACATGCAATTTGTAATAACCGCAGCTGCTAACTCCTCTGGTGGTGGTGCTGTAACAATTACAGTCTCCCCAAGCATAGTAAGCTCAACATCAAGTCCATTACAAAATGTCGATGGCCCAGTATTAACAACTTCCGCTGTCACAGTGGTTCCAAGCTATAACGTGAACGTTGCATATCCTGCACGCGCACTCGATATCGTTTGTCCTCCACTCTATAAGTTACAGGTTCCATATGCCTCCGTTGCTGTTGATCCTGAAACTGGTCTGTCACTCGCTGTCACGCAAACTGGCGATATCCTTGGATATCAAAACTTAATGCGTATCGACATCCTGTGCGGCTTTAAATGGCATCCTCAATATGCCGTTAAATTATTGTCATAAGGAGTGAGTCATGAAAGACAGATACGATGGTAATCCTGGTAAAGAAGCTCGAATTGCAAACGTTCGTCAAGGACGCCTTGAAGCCGAGCACATGGGAAAAGACAACTTTGTTAAAAAGCAACAACGCGAACTGGATAAATATGCAGGACGCAAACCAGAAATGAAAGCTGATATGTTTGAGTTCAATGCAAACATGCAGAACAACGGTGCTTGGGCACAAGAGTTCGGTAAGAAGCTGACATCTGGTTTAGACAAAGTCGCATTCCCTGTTGATGGCATGGGCGATGACTCCTAATGTCTAATTTTTAAGGAAATCTGTACATGTCGTGGGTGTCATGTACAGAAAACCCTTAAATCTAATCATGACAGGGAGGACATGGAATGTCCCAGCAAGTCAAAACGACTAATGACGTTATTATAAACGCCTTATATTTATTAGGCGAATTAGGTGTTGGAGAAACTCCTGATGGTTTTATGTTATCTACTGGTCTGGAACTTATTAATGAATTATTAGATAAGTTTGCAGCCGATAGTATTTATATCCCATTTCTCACAACCATTGATTTTAATTTAGTAGTTGGAAAAGATGTTTATTCTGTATCGGATATGATACCTGCGGATATTACCGCAGATAGAATCGTTGATTTGTCGTTTGCCAATTATTTTGTTCCGGCAAATGGGAACCCTGCTGGCGCACTTCCCATCTCAACGCCATTTACTGCTGACAGTGTTACGAATCTATTAACACTGGCATCAACGGTTTCATATCCTACTAATACACCTGTCACCATTTCTACTACGGGAATAGTACCTTCACCATTTGTCGCTGGTACCACTTACTATGCGATTCAAATAAGTGCTACGACAATGAAATTGGCCAGCACTTCAGCCAATGCATTGTTAGGGATTGGAATTGATATTTTAACAAATGGCTCAGGCCAAAATATATTAACGGCTTACAATTTTCCAACTCAACCAGTGAATGCTTCGCTTGTCTATCCTATGCGGATTATCAATAAAGCCACTTATTGGAATGTCGTTAGACAGACAAATTTATTAGCACGTCCTGGATTTATCTTCTTGGATAAACAAGCGCAAGAATCTTTTATTACGGTTTATCCTGTTCCTGATCAACCTTATGCTTGTAAAATTCAAGTTAAATGCATGATTAATTATTTAAGCAATCAACAATCCATTGGAGAATTACCTCCTAATTATTATGGATTTTTGAAATATGCATTAGCTCGTAAATTCTTAGCTTATTATCCTTCTGGAAATTGGCCTGCTGCGAATGAAGCAGAATATAATGATTATTATGAGACATTCAAAAATTGCAATGAAACAGATTTAACGATTCGTCCTTCTGTGACTCTTACTGCTCCAGAGCCATTCTACTGGCCAAATATATTGAGCTACTAATATGCCTATTGAAAATTTTGAGATAGTAGGCAGTTACAACAACCAAAGATTCCCTAATATTGATGCGGAACGAACGATCAATATGTTTGAATACATTGATCTTAAGGGAAAGAAACCAAAATCTCTTATTAGTACTTCAGGTCTTCAAAATACCAATTTAGAATTTACTGGTAGCACAGGCGGCTTTAGAGCGGAATTTGTTTTAAATGAATTTGAATATTTTGTTGTCGGCTCTGATATTTGGAGACGCGATCAATTTAATGTATTAACCAAATTAAATTCTACTCCAATCGCTACCACTTCTGGTTATGTGGGAGTGGATGCAAATAATAATTCCAATGGCGAACAAATATTATTTGTTGATGGCATCCGTGGTTATGTATGGGATACAGGAACAAATCAATTTACTCCCAATTTAGCATTGGTAGATCCTGCATTTCCTGTCGCTCCAGTTGATGTTTGTTTTTTAGATGGATTTTTAGTTGTTGCAAATGCTGGCTCTCAGACTAGTCAAATTCCAACAAATACGTTTCAATTATCAGCGTTAAATAATGTTTATAGTTGGGGTTTGGTTGCAAATACATTTACTGCTGATCCTGGGCCAGGCCCATTTGCTGATACATTGATTGTTAGTACTGTTATGCCTACAGGGATGCAATTTCAAATCACAGTGACTGGCGTCATCCCTCCTCCTTTGGTTGCCGCTACTACTTATTATGCTATTTTTGTAGATTCTACTCATATTCGTGTTGCGACTTCTTTTACTAATGCACTTTCAAATACGTTTATCAATATCACAGGAACAGGCACACCACCTAATACCATTACCAATGGTGGTATTATGGCGTCTCTCACGCAAGCATTTGCTCCTGGACAACTACAATTAGGCGCAATTAATTCACACCCTGGCGATATTGTTGCATGCCGCACATTGCATAGACGAATATTTTTCTTCTCAACCAATTACACTGAAGTTTGGGAAAATGCAGGTATTGGCACAAACCTTCCATTCAGAAGAAATAATGGTTTGTTAATGGAATATGGAACTCCTTCTCGCGCATCCATTGTCACTGGTTTTGATATGCTTATTTTCTTATCGCAAGATAGAGATGGCTTAGGCGCAGTGATGCAAGTGACAGGAACAGAATCAATACCAATTAGTAATCGTGCATTAGATTTCCAGTTAGCACAATATGCTCAAGCAGGACAAATTAGTGATTCTCGTGGAATATTTATTAAAGAAAATGGAATTATTTTTTATCGACTCAATTTTACTGCAGCTAATCATACTTTTGTTTATGACGTGACTTTAAGTAATCCACAAACAGAAGAAGGTAAGTTGTGGCATGAAGAAGAAACTCTGCATGGAAACAGACATCCAGCACAAACACATGGATATTTTTTTGGAAACAACTACTACGGAAGTTTTGATCAGCCAGTTTTATATCAAGTGGATCAATCTTTTGTTACGAATGACGGTGAAGATATCCCAAGAATTAGAATAGGACGAAGTTACGTTCCATCGACTTATAATCGAACTCGTATTGATCGTTTTATGTTAGATATTATACAAGGTCAGCCCGTTATTTTAAATCTTTCGAATATTTTAAATTTATTAACAGAAGATGGAAATATTATTGATACAGAAAATGATCTCGATCTTATTTTAGAAACTAGCACGATTACGCCTGTTTATGATTTATCTCAACCACCTGTATTTTTATCTTATTCTAAAGATGGTGGAGTGACTTTTGGATATCGTCAAGCTGCGACAATGGGAGCATTAGGCGAAAGAAAGCATAGAACGATATGGCGAAAATTAGGCGTTGTTCCTCGCGGTCAGGGATTTGTTCCTAAGATTGAATTTTTTAGTGAAGTGCCTTTTATTGTATTAGGCGCTGCATGGTTTTATGAAGTGTTGCCGGAGTAATCATGGCAAATAGTATTGATCAATTAAATTATTATGATGATTTGGTAAGAGCTAAATCACTTAAAATGAGTGATGAATGGATATCGCAAATTAGTTCTTTGATCGATGTTTTAGTTGGTTATCTACAGCCTTATGGAATATTAATTCCACAGGTAACAACAGCGCAAAAAGCTGAAATACAATCGCCTGTTGAAGGGCAAATGATTTATAATATTGATGCAACTGTTGGGCCACCTCGCAGTGCCGAGATTCAAATCTGGCAAGTGAAAGCGGGTGCGGGGGCATGGAGAACCGTAACAACAGTACCATAATCATAAGGATATGATGAGATGGATCCAGCAACGATGGCAATGATCGCTCAGATGATGGGCGGTGGTGGGGGAGGCGGCGGCCAAGGTGGCGGCATGGGAATGTTTGGCGGTGGTGGAATAGGCCAAATCCTAAGCGGATTATTTGGAAATTCTGGCGCTCCTTATAAAGACGCCATGAAGCAATATGAGAAATTCGGTGAAAAAGGTGCTGGCGTACAAAATCCATTTCTCAATATGGGAACCAGCGCTATTCCTCAATTCCAAGAATGGCTAAAAGGTCAAAAAGATCCTTCTGGTTTCATCAATAAATTGATGGGCGGCTATTCTGAATCACCATGGGCTAAATATCAGCAAGATCAATCTGCAAGACGTTTTGGAAATGAAGGTTCGGCTGCTGGTTTAACAGGATCTACCCCTTTAGCTCAATTTGAACAACAAGGAATGCATGACATTTCTTCTCAAGATATGAATCAATGGTTGAATCATGTCCTAGGAATTAATACTCAATATGGCCAAGGATTGGGAAATCAAATTACTGGCGGCCAAAATGCAGCAAATGCATTAACGAATATGTATAGTGATATGGGTAAGAATATGGCTGAAGCTGCTTATGGAAAGAAAGCAGGTCAACAACAAGATCGCAATAGTATTTGGGGCGGTTTGTTTGGTTAAAAAGGATTAATTTATGGCATTACCATTACCTAAAGTAGTCGCGGATGTTGAAGCAGGTGGGCCTTTTGTTACTTCAGCAAGAGGTTTAAATGCGCTTAGACAATCACAATTACAAAATAAAATATCTGGCATAGAAGCTCAATATAAACCATTAACAACACAAGCTGAGGCTGCATCAAAACTCGCTTATGCCAATTTAATGGGCCCTCAATTCTTAGCAAAGATCATGCAAAGCGATCCAGCACTAGCGAATCTTACTGATGAGCAAAAAAAACAAGCTATGGCTTCTATCTATCAAGCAGGTACGGGCCAAGGATCTGGAGCTAGTATTTTTGGGCAAATGAATATGCCTCAGCAAAATTCCAATCAAGGACAGGGCGTTGCTGGCAATGCGATTAATTGGTTAATGAATAAATTAACCAATAATCAATCTGCGCCTCAACCACAAAATCAATTAATGCAACCATCTGGAGTTAGCCCGCAACCTTCGAATATGGGCGCACCGATGCCAAATACTATTAAAAAGGGATTTGAGCCATTAAATCAATTACCTTATGACAATGGAATGGGTAATGATTTTACGGGAAATATTGCTGCATATAAGGGTCGGGTAAAAGAAGGTGAAGAAGCCGGCTCAATTAGAGCAAAAGATATTAAAGATTTAAATGATTCCTATTTTAGTGGTCAAAACACACAGACTACATTAGATAGTCTATCTGATATTTTAGGATCTAAAGATTTTGAAAATATAAAACAAATGCCTTTAGCTGGCCATCATGAACTTTCCTATTATTCGAAATTCGGAACACCTGAACAGCAAAATATGGTAGGCCAATATTATACTTTGACAGGCAATGTCATCAAAGATTCTGCAAGAGATTTTGCAGGAGCCTTTAGAAAAGGTGAGCAGCAATTATTACAAGGCATGAAACCAAATCCTTCTGATACGGTTGATGCTGCACGTGGAAAAACAGAATCTTTATCTGTCATTAATAAAATGTTAATGGAAAGATCACGATTAACATCACAGTTGATGAATAAATATCATATCAATAAATTAGATGCGCAAGAGATGGCTGATAAACAAATTAATGGCCCTCAAATCAGAAAAGAAATTCATAATAAATTGAATCCAACCATTACCATTAGAAATAGAAAGACAGGAAAAACAATGACCATTCCTGCTGGACAAGCTTCTAAATATGGGGTGAATAATGTCTGATTGGGAATTGGTTGAAGATCAATCATCAAATAAAAAGATGCGGCCTTCATCAGATTGGGAAGTTTTACAAGAACAACCTAAATCAATGAGACCACAAGAAAATGAAAGCTTGGGAGCAGCAGCTTTTAAAGCTCCATTTCGTGTCGGAGAAGATGTCATTAAGGGATTGTTTCATACTATAAAAAACATTCCTGGTTATTATGAAAATATAAAACAAGGTGTTCCTTCTGCCATGGAGTCTGCAAGAGAAAATCCCATGGGAGCTTTAAAACAAGGAAGCGCCGGTGTCGCAGAATTAGGACAAAATGTATTTAATACTCCACATGATATTTCAAATTATTTATCAAATAGATTAAATCTTTTGCCAAAAGATATTAATCAAAAAATACAAATGGGAAGAATGCCATTAGATACTAATGAAATGATTAATAAACATTTCGGTGCGCCATCCAATGAAGGTGAACAATTTATAAAAGGGTTGGGACGAAATTCATTAAATCTATTGGGAGGCGCTCAATTAACTTCTATTTTTAATCCTTATAAGTTATCTGCAAAAGGGATTGCAAATGACATTCTGAAAACAGAAAAGATGCAATCAAATGTTCATGGTAAAAAATACAATCAAATTTGGAAAGAAGCTGAAAAATCAGGATTTAATCAAGTTCCTATAGATAAGAAATTATTATCGGACAATCTTGATATGATTAAAAAATACAAGACATCAAAAGAATATAAAGCGCTTGATGAATTTATTAAATCTCCTACATTAGAAAAAGCGCAACGCGCTCAAAGTGATATGGGCGTTGTGAAAAGAGCCTTGGAAGAGAAATCACGAAAAGGGTCTTTGTTATCTGAAGAAAAGAATTTATATGAAGCTGCAAAAGATGCTGAAAAACATATTGAAGAAAATATGTTTAAAAATAATAAAGGTGAAGTTAATCAATCTTTACAAAATAAATATTCAAAACTCACAAAGAGTTATCGAGAGAATGTTGTTCCTTATAAATATAATAAAGATATTCAAGCATATAAAAATAAGGAAATGTTACCAAAAGAATTAGTGAATGCTCTATCAAGAGGTGAATTTGCTGCTAAAAAAGGTAACCAGCATCCTGCCATGACGATTAGAAATAATCTGCTACCTGCGGTTAAAACATTAGGTGCTGGCGGAGTATTGGCATTACTTTATGAGAATATGATGGGAAATAAACCAGTGTCAGAACAGGGACAATAAAATGGCAAAAGTCTATACGATTCAACCTAACCCACATTGGGTAATTATTGATAATTTTTCAAAATTACCGAATGGCGCTGCGATTTATACTTATAGCAGTTTAAATCCTTCTGTTTTTAAACCTGCTTTTCAAGATGAAGGCGGAACATTGGCTTATGGTCAGCCTATTGTGGGATTTGGTAATGGCACTATGCCTCCTATGTTTTGGGAATTTGATGATACTGCGCCTGATGATCTTTATTACATTCGTGTTTATGATTCTGATGATCCAGCGACTCAAAACTTTTTATGGGATTTTGACGGATTATCAGGCGCTACAAGTGGCGGCGGTGGGGTAGTTACATCAAATAATGACATCCAGAATTTGATTACTAATGGTGAATTTTATCGAAACATTGGAACTATTGTTAGTCCGGTACCTGTCTTTAGTGTTTTAGCGCCTAGCAATAACGCTGGTTTTGTTGGCAATCTTGCAGATCCTAGTGGGCCAGCAGCGCCTGATATTATCTTTGCTAAAAATAATAATACGGCGACTGATACTATCTCATTTCCAAATGTTCCAGATACAAATCCACCCGGGATAAGCTCTCTTGCTCCAAATCCTACGCCACCTCAATATTTTAATTATACTTGTTCCGGGGCTGGTGCTGCTGAAACCTATAAATATCTTCAGTTACCTATTGGTCAAGGACTGCAAAATTTTAGCGGTCAAACGGTTAGTATTAAAATTTTCATGAGATTAAACAGTGGTACGAATAATGTCTCTCTTACATTAAGACAATTTTTTGGAAATGGTGGTTCACCTAGCGCTGATGTCACAACTCAAGTCAGTGGTGGCCCTGTTGGTGGATTAAATAATACTTGGAAAGGATTTATATTTAATGCGATTGTAATTCCAAGCATTGCGACCAAAACATTAGGAACTTGTGGTAACGATGCCTTATTTCTACAGGTCAATTTACCTTTATCGCCATCATTAATTAATATCGATATTTCTTTACCACAGTTTTATTTAATTAATGCTTTATCACCAACTGCAATTGATTTTAAAACGAATGATCAAATTGATTCGATTATCAGTCTACCTAGAACAGGTGATATTAGAACAAGCTTAAATGCATTTTATCCATTTGGCTGGGTGTTAATGAATGATGGAACGATTGGTAGTTCTTCATCTAATGCGACGGCTCGCGCTCACAAAGATACGTTTCCATTATTCGATTTGATTTGGCGCACCTTTCAGACAAGCCCAGCACTCGCACCGATTTATACCAGCGCAGGTGTACTATCTACTTATGGTGCTGATTCATTCACTGACTTTAATGCGAATAAACAATTATCTCTAACTCGCAATCTTGGCCGTGTCATGGCTGGTGCTTTGCCTGTACAAGTGACTCAACCGTTTACGACTCCGGTTGCGAATACTTTGACAGTGGCATCCACCACTTCATTTATCACTGGTGCGCCAGTGACGGTTTCATCCAGTACAGTGCCCGCATTAGTGAATGGTACGACTTACTACGCTATTGTTTTGACAAGCACAACTATGTCCCTCGCCTCATCCGCAGCTAATGCTATTGCTGGCACCCCAATTACATTTGGTATTGGCGCTGGCACTGGTAATGTGATCATTGCGGCACATGCTTTAGGATCATTCTTGGGTGAAGAAACTCATATTCAAACCATTGCTGAAATGCCAGCTCATAACCATCCAGGATCTACTGTTCAAGCAGGCGTTGGTGCTGGCACCACTGGATTTGGTGAAAATCTTTTCTCAGGCGTGACTCATCCTGTAACAGTCGCATCTCAAGGTGGAGGAGCTGCTTTTAATGTAATGCAACCAACCGTCTTTATGAATGTATTTATTAAACTTTGATAGTATAATATGCACGTTAACAAATGGAATTTGTGATCACATTTTAAAAGGAATTAAACTCATGGCTTTCCAACAATACAATGTTTATGACGGTTTAACTGCTTGCCGTGTTGCTGATACTGCAAATCTCGCAGGAACTTACTTTAATGGCCCTGTTAATAATGGCGTTAAAGCGACTTTAACCATTGCTGCATCTTCTCTCACTATCGATAGCGTCCTTTTAGTCGAAGGCGATCGTGTATTATTGATGGCTCAAACCAATGGTTGGGAAAATGGTATTTACGTTGTATTAACAATCGGCTCTACAGTTGTATTACAACGTGCTGCCGATATGCAATGCATTGAACAAATCAAAGCGGGTCAATATGTTTCGATTGGTGCTGGTTCAGTTGAAGCGGGTAATATGTTTACCATTGTTGAGCCTTTACCAGCTCATTTTGGTATTGATGCATTAGTCATTAATGCTGATCCTTCCGCTGGTGGTGTCGCATTCTCAGGCCCTGCATCGACTGCAAATGCTATTCCAGTATTTTCAAATACTGCTGGCGATATTAAAGCAGCTTCTGGCGCCTCCACATTTGGCCAAGATTTAGCAATCACTGGCAATCTAACCGTATCAGGCTCCATTACATCAACTGCTGGTAATGTGACATCAGGTTCTTCTGGCGATGCAGGTACCTTTATAGCCTTTCCGGCGACCGCTGCTAATGGAACTATGATTATTGCTGCTGGTAATGCAGGTGGCGCATTCAATACAACCATCACAAGCGGAACCATTGGTCAATCAACTGTTTATACCGTTCCTGATATTGGTGCAGCAACCGGTGGCGTTGTAGTTTCAACTGCTGCTGTTCGTATGAAATCGGTTGCCGCTGCTGCTGCTGCGGGTGGTGCTGCTGCACAATCCTTTACTGATGCATTCTGTACTTCTGGAAGCAATGTCATTGGTAATTGGAACACTCAAGCAAATGCTGCAAGCGTTCTCAAAATCGTTCCTGGTAACGGTTCATTTGTTGTCACATCAAGCGCGGATGCTGGTGTTGGAACATTTAACTACGTCATCATGAAGTAAAAGCTAAAAAAAGGGGAGGGCATGATGCTCTCCTCTAAATTTAATGAAAAGGAATTCACTGCATGTCATTGCCTTATTGTTTAATTCCGCCTCTTGATCCAGGTTTATATACAGCCCAAGTTCGTACTTTGGGTGGCCCTGCGCGTACAGGAACGGTGACTTATGACACTGGTTTTACTAATGGCAATACTCCTCCTGGTGTCTTGGAATTCGCCAGATGGATTTATGTAGGAGTCACAGGAACACTTGCCTATACGAAATGGGATGGGACAACTGAAACATTACCAAATCTTGCCGCTGGTATTTGGCATCCAATTTATGCGGTAAATATCTTAACCGCAGGTAGCACTATCGCTGCGAATATGTTGCGCTGGGGAAGCTAGATGTGGGCATACGGAAGTATTGCCATACTTTATTATCCTTTGGCTGCGGATGAAGTTCCTCATCCACCGACTGGATTTTTACTTATTACTGATGGGAGCGACCTGCTGTTGAGTGATAACACACCATTAGAAACAGCAGGTGCTTGATATGTAAAAAACAGTTAAAAGCTTATATGCTTCCATGTATTACCACTTTTTATATTAGTAACTATGCAATAATTAATATTTAAATCATGAGCTATCTTTGTCATTGGTTCACCTGAAACTATTCTTTGTTTAATTTCTTTTGCAATTTTTTCTGTTATTTTTGTCATTCCATTTTTTTCACCTTTTAATGCAACAAACCTTCCTTTTTTATCTCTATCTTCATTATTTTCTTTTACTGTGCCTAACCATAAATGGTTAGGGTTTACGCATTCTCTATTATCGCATGAATGACAAACTAGCAATCCTATTGGTATTTTTTTTACATATAATTCATATGAAACTCTATGCGCGGGAAATGATTTATTCGCTCCGATATTAAAATATCCATACCCTTTAATATTTTTTCTTCCCAACCATAACCAGCATTCATGTTCTTCTCCGCGCTTAAATCTCATTTCAAATCTATAGCGAATAGAGTCAATTTTGTTTACTTTAATCTTCATTTTTATGCCTATTTTTTAATATTATTGATATAATTGTTATAATAATTATTATTGTCGTAAGTATATATTAATTAATTACGGCAATACAACTATCAAAAGGAATTTGATAGCATGTCGATGACAGTTGCCCAAATATTTGCGACAAATCCTACAACCGTTGTGTCTGATACTGATCTTTATTACCTTGTGCAATCGCCTTATACACCTGGAGCGGATGCTGCGATTACTGGGGCAAGTCTTAAAGCTGCATTTGGTTCAGGCGGAACTATTAATTCTGGATTAGCTAATCAATTAGCTTATTATGCGGCTCCTGGCACGACATTAAGTGGATTAACGACCATCGCATCTGGTGTTTTAGTTACATCGGCTGGTGGTGCTCCATCGATTAGCACAACACTACCCGCAGGATTGACTATCCCAGGATATGCGCATAGTGGTGCTAATTCCGATATTACGTCTATGACAGGCTTGACTGGTAAATTAGAAGCCCCTACCGCTATTGCTGATACTGGCGGAAGAAATGCATTGTCATTCTCCTATGCGGGCGCCGCAGTTAATTACATTGATATTGCCAATAATAATACGGGTGCCGAGCCTAATATTTCCGCACAAGGGACTGATTCCGATATTACGATGCGCATTCAATCCAAAGGTAATAAATGGCTTGAATTGATATCGCAAACTGGCACGACGGTTATTAAGTTATGGCCTAATACGTCGGGGTTAAATTTATTTAAAGTTGGTTTTGATATTCCAACTATTACTAACAATAGAACCCTTACTATCCCTGATGCTAGCGGAACAATAGCGCTCACCTCTGGATTGTTAACGTCTCCTTTAACCACCAAAGGTGATCTGTGGGGATGGTCAACAACAAATGATCGCCTTCCTGTTGGATCAACCAATGGGCAAGTATTACAAGTTAATTCTGCTGCATCTTTAGGCTTATCTTATTCCACCGCTACTTATCCAACTGTTGCAACCAGTGCGGCAAGAATATTGCGAGCAGACGGTACAAATTGGGTTCAGACAACTTCTACCTTCGCTGATACCTATGCAGCTAGTGGTTTTCTTTATGCGAATGGTGCGAACAATGTTGCTGGCCTTGCAACCGCCAATAATGGATTGCCTGTAACAAGTAATACTGGCGTTCCATCTATTCTGGCAGGCCCAGGCACTACCGGGAACATGCTGATATCGAATGCTGCTGCGGCTCCTTCCTTTACGACATTTACCTATCCAACGACAGTAGGTGCCACAGGCTCTATCCATATTTCAAATGGAACGAATATCGTTTCCTCGACTTCTATTTGGCCAAATACAGTGGGCACGGCTCGTAAAGTTGTGATTAGTGATGGCACATCGAATGTTTATTCCACTGAGACTTATGCAGTCCCTGGAAGTTCCGGCAATATAATGACATCGGATGGTACCAACTGGACGAGCGCAGCTCCTGCCGCTGGGGGAGTAGTAAACTCTGGTACAGCAGGTCAGATGACTTATTATCCCGCAACTGCTGCCGCTGTTTCAGGAAATGCTAATGCAAATATAAGTTCAGGCGCCTTAACGCTCGGTATTGCAACCTCTGTCATTGGACAATTAAAACTAGCGGGTAATACTTCTGGAACTGTCACTATCACTCCACAAGCTGCTGCTGGCACGTTTAACTTTAACTTGCCCATTACTGCTGGCAGTACAGGTCAAGTATTACAAAGTGGCGGTGGTGGCGCAGCCGCTATGACTTGGTCGACGCCAACTTTTCCAAGTACATCTGGTAGTGCTGGAAAAATTATTATTAGTGATGGCACTAATAATGTGTATAGCACTCCGACATATCCTAATGCTTCAGCAACTACAAGAAAAATTATTGTTTCAGATGGAACTAACTTTGTAGCTTCTACTGAAACATGGGCTGTGCCTGGAACTAATAAAAACCTTCTTCAATCGGACGGTACAAATTGGGCTTCTGTTGCAGCTATCGCAGCATCCAATCTTTTGCCATTGGGTAATAGTGGAGTAAGCGCAATTGGAACAACTACATATGATGTAAGCACTGCATCAGGAACAAAAACCATAACTGGCTTAGCATTTCAACCTTCACTAGTACTGTTTATGACATGTATATCGGCAACCAATGCAGCTTCATGGGGATGGGATAATGGAACAAACAAATTTTCAATCAGCAGACGTGGAACAACGGCTGACTTTGTGACCTCTTCTGTCAATTCAGTGACCGCAATTGTTTCATCTGGTAACAGCCAGACAGGAAGCATCTCTTCCTTCACAAGTGATGGCTTCGTCATAACATTTGTTAAAACCGGAACGCCAACGGGAACAGCGGATATTGCTTATTTGGCTTTTAAATAGACTATATTGATTCAAGGATGAATTTATGGCAGGAATTATATATGGTACCAAGTAAATCTTTTTTTAATATGAAGAATTGTACTTCGGTGAAGTCCATATATTTTTGCGATGTTTTTTTGAAGCTCGCCAGATTCTATTAATTTTCTAATATTAAGGACATCTTCTTTGGATAATTTTGCATTAGGTAGAAGTTTCATAGGAAGCCCCGCTAAATTATTTTTAGCTCCTCTTCCTTTTTTTGACCTATCTAAAGCATTATCTTTTTGTGTGCCTAAAAATAAATGTTTTGGATTAACACAAGATGGATTATCGCAGTTATGACAAATAAGCATTCCGTCAGGAATTTTTCCATATTCTTCTTGATAAGCATAGCGATGCGATCTAATTCTTTTTTGATCATATGGTTTAAATCTGCCATATCCGTTTTTATCCAATCCGCCAACCCAATTGATACAACCATTCTCATCTGGAGGGGTTGTTCTAAATTGAAATCGTTCTTGATTAGTTTTTTTCATAATCAGATTATATTGCTTATGGACGGCAATATCAACATACGGAGCATGCCATCATCGCCGGAATAAAAATATCAGCTTTACCCGCAATCCCATCATCAGCATTAACGGATGTTGCACCTTTTGTTCAAAGTGGTGTTACTTATAAAGCAACTAACTCTCAATTAACTACCTTATTTAATTCTAATATTCAATTATCAAGTGTCGCTCAAGTTACTGGTTTGCCAGCCGCCTTAGCCTCATTCTTACCATTAGCTGGTGGCACCATGTCAGGTGTTATTGATATGGGAAATAATTTTATCCAGAATTTAACAGATCCTATCAATCCACAAGATGCTGCAACAAAAGCCTATGCTGATTTGGCAGGCGGTGGATTTACCGTTATCTTAGCTGCTGATTATGCAACAACTGCAAATTTAAATGCGACTCAAGCAGGTGCTGGAGTTGGAGCAACACTTACTAATGCGGGAGTAATGGCTGCATTTTCCGTGGATGGGGCGTCACCTACTATTAATCAGCGTATTTTAGTTAAGAATCAAACTTTAACTCAGCACAATGGTGTTTATAATTTAACGACAATTGGATCAGCTATTGCAAATTGGGTTTTAACTCGAGCAACTGATTATGATCAAGCAGCTGAAATTCAACCTGGCACTTTAATCGCAGTGAATGGCGGTACAGTTAATGCCAATACTTCATGGCTTGAGACTGCTACAGTAGTCGTGGTTGATACAGATCCTGTTTTATTCTCACAATTCACTTTTGCACCTTCTTCATTCTTCCTGATAGCTAATAATTTATCGGAAGGTGTGCCAGCAACCATGCGCACTAATTTAGGTCTGACGGGCGCTGCCACAATGACGTTGCCCGTATCTGCCGCTAATGGTGGTACCGGTATTGCTAACTCTAATACCATTACATTGGGTGGTAATGTTATTACAGCAGGCGCTCATACATTGGCAGGTGCTTTTGCTTCAACATTTACATTTACTGGCGCAACATCTGTTACATTTCCAACCTCCGGAACATTGATTACCGATGCACAACCAACTATCAATCAACCGAATATTGTGGGTACGACGACAAATGATAATGCGGCGACCGGATCTGTTGGTGAATTTGTATCAGCGCAAGTGCTTTTTGCTGCAAGATTAAATATTACATCAACTGGCGTTGCAAGAAACGTCACGACCATTTCTCTGACAGCAGGTGATTGGGATGTGCAAGGCGGTGTTTATTTCCTAGGTAATGGATCAGCATCAACAGCTTATCACTCCTGGTGTTCATTGACTTCAGCAACAGAACCGGATTTATCTTTGATTGCTCAGGTGGGTATTTCTGGAGGAAATGTGGTTAATAATGCTCTTACTACTCAACCTTTGCGAGTCAGTATTGCTGGAACAACGACCGTTTATTTATCATGCTTAGCTACTTTTACTGCTGGGACGCCTCAATGTTGTGGTTTTATAAGAGCAAGACGAATAAGATAATGATTTTATTTAAGGGATTAACACATGGAACAGCAAGAAATTGATAATTTAATCGCAGATAAAATCGCATTAGATCAAATGTATACCGCTTCAATTAAAGAATTACATGAATGTAAGAAACAGCTTATTTTAAAAGATGATTCGGTTAGAAGATTAATTCAGCAATGTCAGAATCATTTAGCTGAAATCGAGAAGTTAAAGAAAGAAGTAGAAGAAGCCAAAGAATCTCAGATGCATATCATTGCATTGGAGTCTAAAGATGCTCCAATCTCACCAGAAACTATTTACTAACGAAATATAATCTTTTTGGGCTTCAGTTTTTTGGACTGTTGCCCAAAAGCTTTAGCAATCTCAGTGGTTAGTTTAATCGCGTTAGTTTCAGCGCTACCAACATGCTTGATAACCTTAACGCCTCTCGGGACAAGAGGGCGACTCTTGCCTAGAATGACTGGCATGTTTGCCTCCTTAATTTAGGCCCGGTAATGTTTATTATCGGCCATTGGCCTAAAATCATTGTTAATCAATCATGATTGATCATACATTGTTTAGACAAATAAAATACACAACATATTCACGACACATTTTCTATATATAGTATGGATGACATCTATTTGCACATCTGAATAAGTCTAACCAATTTTCTTCCTTTTCCCATTTTCACTAATTCAAATGGTGATTTATCGCCTAATATTTTTTGCCTGCTTATCCACCAATGATTCGTCTTGTCTCTGTTGTATTGAAACATCTCTAATGCATAATTATAAACTTTTGCGTAAGTTAAATTTTTAGGTGAACGTTTATATTCTTGCAAAATCATTCTTTGCAACCTTTCATGAACAAACAAGCAAATACGGTAATAACTGTGCTAATTGCAAAAACGCTTAAGGCTAATAACATTTTAATTCCCTACTTTAATTGAATATTTATTCTCTACTTTTGCATAATTATACACTTCCGTTTCTACTGTGTAATGGAACTGTGATGCAGCAGAAAATGTTGGTTTTGACCAACTTTCGTGATGATTATTCCATTGTGAATTAGGTGCAACCGTAATTGTATTTTCGGCATAGTTGCAATCAGTTCGATCCGTATACTTCAATGCGCAAAGTGTATAACGATATTTGTAAGTCTGCGGCTTGCTCGATTCATTGATAATTTGAATATCATGAGCGCCTTTAAGATCGCAACGATGATCGACGCGACAATTTGCAATATCATGCCCAACGGCAGATAGGAGTATTTGATCGGAAAAACAATTGCTCGATAACAAAAATAGTAAGATTAATTTTTTCATTCAATTTCATTCCATTTATTTTCTATTAAAAATAGACTAGCTATTTCATCATCACATACCATCATTTTTAATTTTTCTTTCATATATCCTAAGTTGTGTTGACCTTCTAATAATGGTTTCATCATCAAATACCAATCGCCAATTTGATAACATATCCATTCTTTTTGTTCCTGTGTAAATTCAGGTTTTTTCATTATTCTATTTCCTTCGCATCTTCATAAATTTGTTTTCGATACATTTCTAAGTTATCCATAACTGGTGGTTCTAATGCGATTTGATTACGAGGATCGTCTGAATATCCATTATGTGTTTCTAAGATAATATGATAGCCATCGAAACGAGCATAAACAGAATCATCTATATATATTTTTTGTTCGTATTTTCTTATAAAATCTTCACGTTTCATCACACAAATCCTTATACATATATTCAAATTCTTTTAATCTTTCCCAACATACAGAATGCAAAAGTGTAGGTTCTTCAACACCCATAGTAAGTTGAATATGAGATATTCCCCATATTTCTTTATGACATTCTTGGCAGAGAGGGTGTTCGGTCATTTATAAAATCCACAAAATAAATAATTTTAATGTAACTAAAATTCCAATACCGATAGCTAAGATTATCGAAAACCATACTAAGAATGTAGCTAAACATTTTAAAAATGTTTGCCTTAAAATATCTATTGTATTTTCCAGTTGGAAACAAAAGTTACTAATTATTGTTTTGTAATCTTTCATTTCTCGCTCATCTCTTTAATTGCCATACATTTTTTACATTGTATTTTTCCAGGCAAACTCAATAAAATATAATCCATCCACTCATGCTCACATTCGGATTGATCTTTAGCTAATTTATATTTTAAGAAGTCTATATAATTTTCTGGGTAATCATTCATTTCGCGGTCAACTTTCTCAATGCAAGTTTAAGATCTTCTATTTTCACGCATGCACAAATTCCAGCTATACAAATATTAACTAAACTTTCATCTTCAATATTATTTTCTAATTTTATGTTTTCAGTTAATTCGATTATCACTTTCATTATTCACCTTTAATAATTTGGGCTATTTTCACTTATTAGGATATCTTCATATGGACTTTCGCCATGCTAATAAACTATCTTCACCCACATTCTCCGCACTTGGACGAGCGGGAATTCGTTGGCAATCACCCAGAATCGAACTGGGGTCTGTAGATGAATGCATTCAGAGCTACTATCTTTCCACTTGACGATGATTGCCATAAATCTATTTCTTAAACCCTGCGTAAGCGATCTCACCCAACATTAAAGCTCCATGTAATACCTTTGATATAGCAGTGCCTTCTCCGCTTTTCAACTCCATAAATATGACAAGCGCATCATTAACTAACTTTAATCCTTCTTCAAATAAATGATCGTGTTCTGGTTTTATGTCTGACATAGTAATCTCCTTATGGTGCTTTCGGTAAATATTGCCAATGCGTTACGCCATTTACAGTTTCGCCGTTCTTTTCTTGTGAGCAAAATGAAAATCCTACATCTTCAGATTTTGGAACATCGACACCTTTCATCCTCAATTCATTCATTGCTGTTTTATTGTCGATATAAATTACTACAGCCATGGCGCCTTTCACTGTTAATGCCAATACATGCGTTGCATGACGAGGTAGTTTTTTATCTATTGGTATCCACTCATTCATATTTAATAATCTCTTGCTCAATAAGATGAATAAGAATTTTCGCTAAGGCATTAGCGCAATTTTCATCTGCAAACTCAGAATAGCCAACTAAAAGTCTACGCAACCAAGCGTCTTGTCCTTCTAGCTCTGTTGAATCACATTCAAAATTCACAAGATATTGTGTCTTTGCTATTAAATTAAGCATATTGCCTTCAACAATAAATGTTTTCTTTAAAATAAATCTAAATAGATTAAATGGTTCATTTTTCTTTATATCAATAATTCTTGGAATTAAATCTAATAGTTCAGCGACGGTGAAAGCTGAATATTCAGCTATTGATTCGCTATGAAAAGTAGATGGATTAAATGTTAAGTAACTTCTAATTTCATTTTTTTCATTAATATTATTTTTAGTCCAATATCTTTCTGACCAGATAAATAAACTTTCCTGTTGAACGCCCAATTCTTTTAATCGCTTGGCTAATTCTAACGAGCAAACTTGATCACTCAGGTTCATTTAGGCGGTTCCGGCAGTGGCATCCAGTGAGTAATATTTTCTAAAATATTACTATCCTCTTTCCAAGTATCAGCTATTACCCATAGATATTTTCCAGACAAAGTATCTTCATATTGACCACAATAAGAATCATTTCCATCTGTGAAAATTATCATCTCTTTCACAGGGGGAAATCTATCTTTAACACCTATCCATTCATTCATTTCATCAATTCCCAATTATTCCCAACCATGTCTTTCCAGCTCGGCATAAAATCATACTCAACAGGTTTGCATAGTGCTAATTGATCTTTGTCGACAAAAAGAAACTGGCCTTCTGGCCAGATATCCTTGCGTATGGATTTTTTAATTTTTAATTCTTCCAACGCCTCCACAAAATTCAATTCAACATTATCGCCATCAACTACTTTCCATTTCGTAGAAATAAGAATCTCAGCATTAACATAATAGGCGCTATATTCTCCACGAAATGTAACAGCCTTATCATTGATAATTTTCACATGCATCAATGGTTCCCATTCTTTACAGCGGATCTTTTTACCATTTAATAATTCTTTATGTGCTTTGTCGAAGTTCATGTTAGTCCTTAAAATGGGATTGAATCATTGAGAAAATTATCTTTAACATCTGGCAATGGTTTCATTAGCGATCCAACTGGAGTTGTAATATAGTCAACCACAATATTTTTATCTGGATATTGTCCACTCTTATCAACTTGAATACCAATTTTTACAGATCCGCATTTTCCTATACAGTCATAGGAATTTAGAGTTTTACTATTATATTGATCCATAAGGCCAACAACGTCTGCAAAATGTCCTAATTTATATTCTAATGCTTCAAGAAGATAATCAAATACTATTCTCTCTCGACCATCTTCTAACCATATTTTTATTTGCAATTTAATCATATCATTGCCTGATTTACTTATAGTATCCTCAGCATTTAAAATTTCAAACTTGTAAATTCCTTTTGGTATTAAATCACCTTGCTTTAATTCTTGGATTGATAATGGTTTGTTAATGTTCATTATAAATGTCTCCAGCTTTTATTAGATTTTATAAAGTAAATATTTTGACGTGTAACTCCATATTGTTTAGCTATTTTGTTTCCGGCTTCACCTTTTTTTAATTTTTCTTTTATTTCTAAAACATCCCTTTCACACAGCTTTGATAAATTACTTTTAGAACCTCTAGCAATAGGAGGGCTACTATTTCTATTTTTCTTTATACAATCATTTATATTATCCTTGGCAGTTCCTAAAAATAAATGTTTTGGATTAATACAAGGAGGATTATCACAATGATGACAAACATGAATATTTTTAGATATTTTTCCATAATAAAATTCATAGGATTTTCTATGAGCTAAATATTCTTTATTTTTAAATGAAATAGATCCATATCCATTTTTCTTAATTGTTCCAGTATATATTATACAGTCATTGTCCATTTTTTTAGATTTATATCTAAGGATATTTTCTAACGTATATGGAATTTTTGTATTTTTAATAAATATATTTCTTTCTAATCCTTTTATTTTATGGAGTCCCATTATGCCACCTCACTTGTGGCTTTTGCTTTATTTTCCATGTGTGTAATTAACTTTAAAATGACTGATTCATTTAATTCATCTAATGTCTCAGCATTCGCTTTGTCTAACCATTTCTGCACAACTTCTTCTGGTTCTTTATAAAGATCGATCAATACCTTTAATCTTCCCACTTGTTCAC